AGTACAAACAGCTAATCTTTGATCAGAATTATTATATTCATTAGTCATAGTATTATCTCCCATGCATCTATTAATAAATTCTTGCCTTGATTCATATTTATTTGGTTTTGGAATAGGCATATTACTTTATATAGTAGCTTATTGATAAGTTAAGCACAATATATAGGTATATATAATTAATTAATTCATATCTCTTTCATCAGCGTAGATAATCACACATCTACAGTTGATAACATTTGATGCACCACCTTTAGGGTCTCCTGCATATTCCATAGGAACACCACCTACTATAAAGTCTTCATTCATATCTACGATTTGACCGTTAGCTAATGCATGTGCTGATCTAGTTCTTTTATCGTTAGTAGCCACCCACTTCTTTAGCATCTTAGTGCCTAAGTCTTGTTCAACTTTACTAAAATACTTATTACTAGCATAACTTGCGGCATTATGGGTTTCTGTTCTAGCAATAAGTGCGGCTCTTGATCTGCTTATGCCTAGAAACTTATCTGATACCAATTTTGTGATTTGTGCTAAAGTCAAATCATCTGCTCTACCTTGTTCTATCACAGCACTAATACTATAAGATAATCTAGCACTTATACCTGCTAAGATTATTTGTCTTGTATTAAAATATTCTTCTACTAAGTTCTCAAAGTCTACTGATCTACCAAAAACAAAAGCTTCATCTTGTTTTTTATCAATATTGTATTTTTTTTCGTTATATTCAAACATAACTTTAAAAACACGCCTGTAATGACCTAGTGTTAATGGGTATAAGTCTTCATCCAGTGATTGATTGGCTATTTGTGGTTCATATATGCCATATTGTTGATAAAGATGCATCTGTACGTTTAAAAACTTACGAAATAAGGTGTTAAGGGTCTTATAAAACCTTTTTTCTAGATTATTCCTTAAAACTAGCTGTTTTCTTGCTTCTGCTCGTACATTTATCCTACCTTGTCTAAAGGTATTGAACTTTTTACGTTCTAACTTCATGTTTTGCTAAATAGTGGGTGTCCTTTAGGAAATAAGTCTGTATCGTGTCTTCCACCTCTAAACTTACCTGTAGATAATGCTCTTAGAAAGCTATTTACCCTTGCATAAGCCCATTGATCAGGAGAACTAACACTTGGTCTTACTGAACTAGGGTTTGTTCTATAAGCACCTACACCACGTCTAAATACAGCTTCTAGCATTCTTAAAGTAGCCCTTTTAGTCTTAGTGTTACCATGCTTTTCATTATGATCTGTAACTTTACCTTCTAAGGCTTCTTTTACCTTACCTGATAAAGCCTTTTCATCTTCTTTACACTCTACATGCTCTTGAAGTGCTATTTCTTTATCTTCTTCTGTAATTATTTGTTGACGCTTCCTTTTAGCCCAAGCAAAGCCTGAATCCCCACCCCAAAGCAACCATGCAATCTTTCCTGCACTTGGATATCCCTCTTCACCTTGTCTAAAACCTTCTGCTTGTTTATCTACTTCATGCCTTTTAAAAAAGCTATACATTCTTTTAACAGTAGATATAGATAGTCTTTCTTTAGCTACTAGTTGATTTGCACGAGCAACACCTACTAAAGTGCCACCCCTTTTAAACTTTTTTCTAAGTTCAAGCCCTCTCTTAGCTTCTTCTGCCATTTCACTGGTAGGAACTGTATTTATATCTGCTAATGCTTTTTCTTCTTGTAAAAGAAAGTCTATCTCTTTATCAACCTCATCATCATCATCATAATCTTCTAAATCTTCTTCGTTTACGGGATTCTCGGGTTTAGGAACATCACTATCTGAAAGTGGGAATAGATTAGCTGAAATATAAAGATCATCAGCACCATCTAAAGGGTCAAGACCTATAATTTGCCTTGCTTCATTACGAGTCATAATACCTTCACGAACAGCACTAGTAACATTCTCGTAAGTCTTCTTTTTTCTTTCTGCAAGTGCAGGTATAGAATCTATATCAAATTCAAGGGTAAGTCTATCGTCAAATAGAGGTACTAACCACTCGTTAAGATCTGAAGCTATCTTTCTTAGATGTGGAATAATAGTTTCTTCGTATAAAGCAAGTCTTGCTTCTGCTACATTAGCATATGTCTGAGCATCAGGAACACCTACTAATTGACTAGGAACACCAAAACATAAAGCTATATCTGTAGTAGCCATGTTCTTTAATGCATGGAAATCCATGTCTTTAGGACTTAAACCCATTTCTTTCCAGTCAAAGTCTCCTTCAAGTAACATAGGTCTACCTGCATTAGCTGTTCCACTAAATCTATTATTAAGGTCTGTTAATAATTGTTGTCTTTGTGATTCAGTTAGATTTACAGCAAAACCTGCATCATCCTTAGGTTTAAAGATAACAGCACCACTTGGTCTTGCACCATTATTAAGTAAGTTTACATTGTGCTTACTAGCCATATTAAACTGGTCTATCTCAATAGCGGCAGCACTCATAGGACTTAAACCATAATAATCATCTAATGGATTCCATAATTTGACGTGCTTAACTTCACTAAAACCATTGTCTTGATCAACTTCATATACTTTTTGTATTTTTCCATTGATAACATATTCGTATTTATCAGGTATAGCGTTACCACTACCTTTAATATTAATACGATCAGGTCTTAATTGATGTAGTTCTTTAGGCGTACCTGTAAGCCCACCTACTTTAAGTATGTATGCATTACCACTAAGAAGAACATAACCAAATAAACTATTAAAAAACTCTGAGTAGGACTGTAAAGGGTTAGGTCTGTTAAGAAGGTCAATGAGTGGGTGTTGTTCAATTATCTGATCTCCTGCTTTAATTACGAAGGGTACAGCACTTGCACCTTTAGATATTTCATTAACACAACGATATACAATTGCGTTTTTTAAATATCCCTCTTTAGCTAAATCTTCATATTTATAATTTTTAGGTTGATCAGTACCAACCCCAAAATAACCCATCATATTAGATTGTTTGACTTCTTGTTGTTGAATATTAAAAAGTCGTTGAAAAAATGTTTGTTGTGCCATTAGCTTATTCTCCAGTTTACTTGTCCTTTAGACTTGCTAAGTTCGGTTAATCCCCATACTAAAGCATCTAATCTATCAGGTGAACTATTTGTATCTCCTGTATAACTGCACATTTGCGATTCTAACTCCGAGAATACACCAACATGGTGAACTCTCTCTTGTTCATATAAAGCTGAGATTGGTTCTGCTCTTAGTATTTTACCCCTAGTCGCCCTAACACTTCTATAAGATATTTGATTATCTATGTTCCGTATAAGTCTTTCTACCAAATCTCCACCGTTATTAACTTCAGCTACTATCCTATCAGCCTCCCATTCATAGAAAGCATTAACAGCTATTCTACCCCATTTTTCAGGTGGATGTCTTCCTGATAAGTCCTCTAAAACATAATAATGATTATTATAATCTTTACCTACTACTACTATACCCGTTTCGTCTGAATTTGCATTAGCTGTAACAGCAGGGTCAACAGCAACAATAATTTGTGAAAGTTCTTTTTTTTCAAATATTCTTGATTTGTCAATTAAATTAGCATTCCATAAAGCACCCTCAAATGATTCTATTATTTCAGCATATAATTCTTGTCTTCCTAGATTAGTGCCTTCATATTTGTCCTTTAGCATTGTTAAGGCACTGTCAGCTAAATTAGCTTCATTTTCAAATGTATTACCACTTGTTGTTATAACATCATCTCTAGCAATAAGATTTTTAATAATTTTATTAGGTTTTGGTGTTGTTGTTATTACACATTGAGGATTATCTCCAAGTCTTAAACCAAACATTAATTGATCAAATGCTTCAGGATATCTCCATGCCGCCAATTCATCACACCATGCTCTATGAAATTGAGGTCCCCTTAATCTATCAGGTTCAGATGCCGCATATCCTGTAATTTTGGAACCATTAAATAATCTCATTTCATTTAAAGATGAACTAAATCCTTTTTGATCAGGTGATTCTAAATAACATTCTTTAGGTACTATTGATAATAAACCTGAATTACCTCCAAAACAAACTCTTCTTAAATCACCAGCTGTGGGTGCAACAACGGCACAATTAGTATTTGGATTTCTTAATGCATATAAAGCTATATCTTGAGCACCAGTTCTTGTTTTACCCCAACCACGACCTGCTAATATTAACCATATATAATGATCAATATGAGGTTGTAATTGTTTATCTCTAGCTGTTTCTAACCAACTAGTGCGTAGCTTGAATGCTTGCGATTCTGCTTTTTTCAACTTCGTCAAGCAGTTCCATAGCTCTTCTGAATGAGTCGTTGTTTTCATTGACTGTTGCATCTATATTATGAGTTGCTTCTCCAAGTGCTAATTTAGCAGTTCGTTGAGCAGTTGCCAAAGCATTAGCAAGTGCATTTATTTGAGTGGGTATTAAACCTTTTTTACCCTTTTTCATGTTTTGATTATTAATTTGAATTGTTTGTCCAACTGTTGCAAATAATGCATTAGCTAAAGTTAAAGATTGATCATCTAATTGTATTGATTTACTTATATTATTTTTTTGTCTTTGTTTATCTAATTTTTTTTGATAATCAACTTGAAATTGTTCTTTTTGAATTTTCCAATTATCGGATTTAGCTGTTCTATAAATAGTACTTTGTGCAACATTATACTTTTTAATTAATTCATCTAATGTTGGATATATTTTTTGACCATCTTTATCAATACCATGAACAAAATCATTTCTAATTTTTAATCTTAAATTATCAGTTAATTTTTTTGGTGTTGTTTTTTTAGTCATTTTTTTCCATTTATTATCGCAATAATATTCCAAAAAAGCTTATAAAACAAATAAATTTTAAATACACAATATAAATTATCCCGATTAGGAATAAATTAGTCGTATAATATACTTGTTAAATTGAGAAAATGCTTTAATTAGCAAGGAAAAATAAAATGATAATAACTAAAGAAACAAAAAATTATAAACACCATATATTTAATAATGTTCTATTATTAGCCGAAAAAGATATTTGGAATGTTATTTTTGCAATAACAAATGAATTTGGTATTGAATATGTTCCTAGTCCTATTGGTGGTGAAAAAGTATTCATTAATAAGCTTGTTGAATTAAGAACAAAACAAGTAGAAAATTCATAATGAGAGACAAACAAAGACAAAAAGTCTATGACTGGGAAGATTCTCAGTCATGGATGGTTAAGAAAAGTTATCTTACTCAAGATCAATGTCATAAAGTAATTAAAAAATTAAACAAAATTTTTAAACGTAAAATAACCCTTAGATTTAAAGATGGTAATGGTAAATGTTTTGCCAATCGCTATGAGATTGTTATAAGAAATAAATGGGGTAGATCTTATGGAGTTTTATTACATGAATATGCTCATCATCTCAGTTATGATGGACATGGTCGTGAATTTGTTTCAGAGTACTGTATGCTTTTACATTACTTACATCCTGATCAGCCATCCTTTAAAGATTTGGTTGCAAGTATGAATCAAGCCAATGTTGAGTTTAATGATTTTGAAAGAACCGCCTGTAAGAAAAGATTAAGTAAAAGACACAAACCATTTCAATCTGTATGTACTACTCCTATACCTGAACCTAAAAAATATATTAAGAAAAGAACTTCACCTAAACAAAGGGTGCAAAAACTTTTAGAACAATGGGGTGATTATTATGATGTAGCAGAATATGACCATATAGAATTCAAATATGTAAACATTAATGAAAAAGAATATATGCCTGAATGTTGGACATGGAAAGAAGTTGAAGAATGTCTACTTGAAGCAATTGAACAAAAACTACATTTACACGAAGATTATCAATGGGAGGAAGAATAAATTAGTATAAAATTATTATCCCGATTAGGAATAAAACAGTCGTATAATATGATAATAACAATGATAAAACGCTTTAATTAGCAAGGAAAAATAAAATGACAAACCAAGAAAAAAACCAAACATTACAAACTCTAAATGAGATAACTCTTTTATTAGCAGAAGCTAGATTAAAATACTTAGAAGAATTGCCACAAAGTGCAAGATCTAAATATTGTATGACTTATTCTGATATGACTAAAGCAGAGGCAAGTCTAATTAACTTACCTTATGAATTATTTGAAAAGGAGGTTAAATAATGGAAAAAGAAATTAGTAAATTTGATATTTATTCTAATATTAGAAAAAAATATATTAGTTTATGTATTGGAACTATAGTTTTAAATTTACATAATGAAAATGTAAAGCCTTTAAATAAAACTGAAATAAAATATTTAACAAATTTCTTTTCAAACATTTGTTTTAATAAAAAAATGGCATCTAAAGGTGAATGGATGTCAGGAAGTATGTATGCAATTAATAAAAAAAATAATGTTGATTTTATGGCTGATTATGTAGGAAATAAATGGACTACATATTGTAATTTAAATCAAAAGCTAAACATATTTTATATAGATAGTAATGATTATGGCACAAAAAATCCATGTGTAACTTTAGGTGATATTGTCTTAGAAAAAATTACTAAGAATATGTATAAAGAATTAGAAAATTTATATAAGTAATAGACATATTTTTCCTCATTTACGAGGGAGTTTTAAGTCTTAAAATAATAAAACTCAAAAATACAAACAGACTTTACTAGTATTTCAAGCTGTCGTTAAACAAATCAAACTAGTTTTTATAAGGAGTAATTATGTCAATAGAATGTTTAAACCAAGCTTTAAAAATAGAAGGATTAACACCAACAAAAAAATTAATATTAGTTTTATTAGCAAATTATGCCGATGAAAAAGGAACTTGTTATCCATCATATAAACATATAGCTAAAATTATTGGATTAAAAACTGTAAAAGGGATCCAAAAAGCTATAAAAGAATTTGAAGAATTGGGTTTGTTAAAAATAGAACATAGAATATTAGAAAATGGTAGTTATACATCTAATAAATATCATTTAATGTTGGGTGGGTTCTTAAAAGACCCTACCCCCATAAAAGTACCTAGTCTAGGTTCGTCAGAGACTAATAATACTAAAGATAATACAAAAACTATAAATGTTAATTTAGATATCTTTGAAGAATTTTGGAAAATATATCCAAGAAAGATTGGTAAAAAATCTGCATTAAAAATATTTTATAAATATGACGAAAAAAATTATAAAAAAATTATATTTGGTGCCAAATGTTTTGCTAAAGAAAATATAGAAAATGATATTAAATATATACCACATCCTACTACGTGGTTAAATCAAGAAAGATGGGTTGATTATTTTGAAACTGATAAATATGGAAATATTATTCAACCTAAACAAATTAAAAAAATAAGTAATTTAGCAGGATAGTTTTGAATAAATAAAAATAATCGTAGTATTAATAAAAATTACAGGAGTAATACAATGACAATAGAACAAGCTATAAGAGAAAATGATTTAGTTTTAAAACATCAGCAAATTGGTACACAAAAA